AGTTGCAGCAGATAGATGGCTAGCAAATACCGATTCTACTCTAGAAATCGATATTCTGGTTATTGCTGAAGAAGTGAAAGTGACTCAGGAACGCATGAACGATATGCTTTCCCAAGCACAGGATCTCTAAACTTGATTTGATCATGGAATTTGTATTCGATTGTATACAAAAACCTACACGATCTCTTCAAGCTTTGACACTTAATGTTACAGGTGGAAAATATGCCAAAAGGAAAACTAGCAAAAAAAGGAGGGCAACTAGTTGCAAAAGGACTTAGAAAAGCCGCAAAAACAGACATCGGGAAGAAAGCGAAACTTGGCGCTGGCGCTGTCGCTACTGAGAGAGCGACGGATGTCCTCGACAATCCATATATCTCGGCTGCGGAAGGTGCTGTTATTGGTGGCGCTGTTGGCGGCGTGCCGGGTGCTATTGCCGGAGGCCTCATTGGTTTCGTGCTTGCAGATGGCGAGCGAGTTACTCCTATTGATATGATTGCAATTCCAGCATACCAGTATTCAGGGATGTTACAAGGTCGAGAACCTACTTTCCAAATTTTCATCAAAGAAGGGGAGTTAATAGCCCCAGTTAAGCCGACAGACTTCATGGAGTCCTCTGCTATCGTCTCTGCTGTCCAGAGTGCGCCCAGTAAGCCAAGGAAACTAAATTCTTGGCAAAGGTACCTGAAACAGAAGAAGAACCATATCAAGTACAAATCTGGTAGCAAAAAGGGGAAATTGAATCTCTCGGCTATGTCAAAAGCGTTCAAGAAAGGGAGGAAGAAGTAGATGCCTGATTTAGTAATTCGAGAAACTTTGCAAGGAGTAATTACACCTCAGATTGATGGAAATAGATCCTCTAGCCTAATTCAGAAAAGAATCAATCTTCCAGAAGGTAAGAAATTCAGAGTTAAGTCAATTGAGATATTTGATGACAATATGTATCTCGAAGGAACTGGCGCTCTAGAGTTTCCTTTGTGGGTAACTAGGCAATCTTATGTCACTCCTTACCCGATTGTGCTCAATGATGATCCTTGGGGATTTACAGCCGGTATGCAAGACGCTAGTTTCGAAGGTTCCGGCCCTGCTGCGGGAGATAATTCAGTCCTAATTAAGAGGCTAGATTTTGCTCCAACTAACAGAAATAATGACGCTGATGCTAGCACCATCAAAGCGCTTACACCAACTGTGACATTTCCATCTCATCCAACTGCATTCAATACAGGATTTGAGTGGTACACGGACCATTGCTATCTAACAGCAATTTACAACTGGCAAGCAAATTCACAAGAACAACTTGTTTGTTTGTCATTTCATATTCATCTAGAGGTCCTAAACACTTCAGCATTGGAGAATGCTATTGGATGTTACAAAGAAAATCTAGAAGCACAGTGTAGAGTTCTAACTAGGACTCTAAATTGGATTAATCCAGCCGCTTCACAATCTGGTAGATCTATGCCAATGTGGAAATATGGTGGAGTTCGTCCAGAAATTATGATTACTTCAGCCAATGTTCTAAGATATTACAACAAGTTAGCATCTTCAGCATATCAGGAAATGGATAATGTTGCAGCATTTAGAACTAGGTTCAAGGAAGCAACTACAATGGTTGCCTATGATGAACCGTTTGGAGATACCTCTACGGGAATTCCTGATTGGATTACGCTCATGGATGTCGCTGGTGTTACTAGTGGTCCAATCAGGAGTTACCCACCTCCAGTCAAATTTAGTGGAAATGGTAACACAGTAATGTATGATGCTGATGGCCAACCCGCAACTATTGTAACATAAAGTGTCAAAGCTGATGAATACCTGGGCGTGTTTTGTATACAATAGAGTGGAGTTGACATGATCAATGGCAAAAGCAGCAGTACCATATGACCAGTTACAAATCAATTTGGAGAATCTTTTCCCGGAACCAATCTTTCAAAGAGTTAGATTGTTGAAGCCAAAAAGAGGAAACAACATTCGCGCTCCTACTGCAATCTATGATAGAACTGGGGGAGCGTTCAAAAAAATTGGTTATCGATGCAAAATTCAGGGCACAATGGTTACAGGAATCGACCCTAATTGGCAGTACATCAAGAAAAGAGATTTTCAGAAAGAGATCCTTATCGAGATTTAGGTTGACAATCGAAACAGATGAAATAATCATCATCAGGATGGTCCATAATTATCTGGGATGCTTCATCTTGATGCACATAACAATCGCAGATTTTACAAGCAACATAAATCATCATTTTATCAACTCCAATTTCATCTGATAAATCAGGGTTCTTTGAGAGTTGTTTAGTTCTGAGCGACAGTATATGTGGTTCAATAAATCAATCAAATCTATCTCGAATAAATCGTAAGCGATCTCTTCGTCTAGATAGGCCTTCAAAGCCCTCTGAATTACCCTAGAACGGGTTCCTTTTGTTTTGTCCTTCAACCTCTCCGCCAGAGAGACGGGGATGTTTGCGCTGATGATGGTTTTTAATTCGACCATGTTACTCCGATTTCGGCGTTTAATAAATAAATAGCGGAAAAAAATATTTTGAGAGGGGTAGATGCAGGGCTGCGCCCTATCTACCACTGCGGACGGCGTAGATGTTCAAGTGTATGGGAGGGTGTTGTTTATAGAATGAGTAGTGTAGAAAGTAAACTATGACAAAGAACTCAGGAGACATAATTCTCCGTGACAGAATGGAATTTGACTTAGACAATAATGGCGATAGAACAACAGTGTACGGGAGAATTGATCTCTCAAGTTACATCTCCGTTTCTCAGAAGCGTGGATTGGCTGTAAAACAGATTTTCTTCCAAGTTAGAGAGCAGAATTCTACATTGCTAGACAACACTGGAATCTGGGACTGGATGGTCGCAGATGAAGTAAGTGATGATGGCCATGTAGCAGGTCTGAAAATTTATGCAACAACTCGAGCATACGAAAACGCTGCTGATGTTGGAATTGCTTCCCCTGATGTTCTGTGCATCAGAGAATACATTTCTGCTACATCACCTAATGGAGTTGGAGCAACTGGCGAAGGAACTTCCTACGCTTACACAGACAACTTTTACGGGCCTATGGATTTGCATCCTGAAGGCTACACATTAGTCTCCGATTTACTAATTGGAGTTGCAGCAGATAGATGGCTAGCAAATACCGATTCTACTCTAGAAATCGATATTCTGGTTATTGCTGAAGAAGTGAAAGTGACTCAGGAACGCATGAACGATATGCTTTCCCAAGCACAGGATCTCTAAACTTGATTTGATCA